CTTGATACCTTGCTGGCTCAACGATCACCAAAGAAGGTGGCGTTTTTATTCCTTTAGGATAATTTGGTGTTGCAATCCCGTAATAGCCTGGACACCAAATATGTCCAATTCCTTGGTTTGCTGGTAGGTTTGCCCAATTTACTGGCTCACCAGGACTTCTCATAACTCCTCCAAAAAGGAGGGACTTTCGCCCCTCCCCAGCAATGTTTACTCCTCTGTCCACTCAATTGAAATATTGAATGAAGCAGTAGCGGTAGGAGTGGCCGCGTTGAGGTTGATAGCAAGAACTTCTGAAGTTCCCCGAACCACAAGTCCTTGTGATGGTCTTGCACCAAAATCCCAGACAAGGATTTGTGGCATTGGAAAGTCAGTCGCTGTCTGTGCTGCAAGAGCCATCATATATTTCGCTGCACGAATGTTTCCGACAAGTGTTCCAGTTGTCGGGTTCGCTGTATACGCTAATACTGTTGCGGAGGCAGCTGCGCTAGTGCTATCGTGGGGAATTGCTGCAGGGCTTCCTGTACTTGTACCAGCTGTGTTAGCAGTTGATCGCTTGAGGAATAAAACATCAAGCGTTGCAGGTGTTGCACTTGTCGTTGTTGCAAACAATTCTATTCTCGTGACTCTGATTGTTTTCGTTGAAGAACCAGTAATCGTGAAAATATCTGTTGCCGAGTTTGCTGCAACAAGACCCTGTTTTGCAGCTGAATACGACGCTTTCAACCCATCATTTAAACTAATACCAGACGATACAGTCTGAACTACTGTTGCTGCATAAGGTTGCTGAAGACCATCTGTTGAAACTGCATTTCCTTGCGCAGCAACAGTTCCGACATTTGGAACATATAATCCTTCAGCAGGGTAGCCAGCTACGTCTTTTGGCAAGCTTCCATCTGTTGAATATGACATTTTCTCTCCTACGGCTTATAGTTTGTCCCCATAGAGCCTGGACTTGTTGACATGCTTTTTGGCTGCAGTTTCTCAAATCCTGGCTTATTCCCTTTTGGGGCCATTGAACCTTGGCCAGGAAGAGAATTACTATACACAGCAGGAAGCGATCCTACGCTATCAGAATTTGAACAAGAATATGGAGTTCCAACACTTACTCCGCTTGTTCCTAAGCCTTTTGATACTTGCACTGTTGCTTTTGTTGGAACCGAATCTAAAAATCCTAATCCGCCTCCACCTTGCGCTACGTTCGGATTGATTGCCATTTCCTTTTCCTCCAATGTTCCTAGATCACCATATTTGTTGGGGTATAAATCTATACATCTATTTTCTTTACGATCCCGAGGTGTCTCCTAGGAACTATCTAGGGACAATCAGGAAACTCTTTGCAATAAAAAAATCCCTAGATCTTGTGTAAAGTCTTGCTTTACCTTTGACCTAGGGATTAAATCCTCTGGTTCTATTTAGTTGTTAGAATATGTTTCTGCTCTCTTCTTTTGAGCTTTTGACATATTCAATTTTACTTCTTCTGTTAATATACATAGTAACTACTAAGCTGTGCAAATCCCCGTCAAAATTCCCTGCCCTCCCAAGTACTGACTGACGAGAGTTTCACTCGAATAAGTCCCGTACATCCACTGTGTTGGATGTGATTGGTCGGGTGGATATTCGAGCGCCCACATTTCTCTGTTCACGCTAATGCGCAGAGGTGGTTTATCGATTTCAGCAACTTGGAATGGTAATGTCAGAGAGACGGCAATGATTGTACCCTGCATCAGGTAAGGCACCATAATAATGTCCATCAATCTGCCAGTTGTTTGGTTCAACCATTTTGTCGCACGTCCACCACCAACCATATCATTCAATGCAGAAGCTTGCGGCTGTACATTGACACGGAAGTTTGTGTTGTTCATAATGATATTGGTGATCGCTTTGTGATCTTTCACGCTGACAAGCAAACATTCTGGGTTTGCACGAGAGTTGAGATACATCGCCTCAAGCCAATTATCAATGTCAGATTTTGCTAAGGCTCCACCAGCATCAGCAACTCTCTTTACAGCAGCTGTTTCTCCACCAACACCAACAGTTGAGAGAGTACCAGCATTGTTATAGATCAAAGACTGAATACCGTCAAAGACTAAAGGAGAGTTGGCTGGAGTTCCACCACCGCCAGAAGAGAACGAAACAGCTGTATTTCCTGCAGAAACTGCCGTAGAGTATGCTGTTCCTGAAGTTGCCCAAGCCGCTGTTGCAGTTACTGTGAAGTATCCGCTAGCAAGACCACCTGGATCATTGAGTGCGCTCGCTCCACCGAATTGTGTCGTTGCGCTTTGTTTCCACATCGCAGAGTTTGCTGGCTGTGTTGAACCAGTGCCGACATAGACATTGTAAGAGACAGCGTTTGGCACTCTCATAATATTAAAGCTAACGGTGCTTGTTGATCCGGTTGTTGTGATAGAAGCAGCTGTTGGAGAAGAACCACCATATGCAAGGGTTTCACCATTAGTGTTCACGGCTGTGACAATGATCCAGCTTGTTGCTGCACCAATTGTTCCACCACTCGCCGCTGTAGAAGCGCCATTTGGTGGAGGAGGAGCCCAAAGATTTTGTGCGCCATTTAAGTACCAAACTTCTTGACCGAGCATGAGGCTAGGAGCAAGTTTTGATGCAACTTTTGCACGAACATCTGGCTCGAACATTCTACCATACAATTCAGACTCAATAGTCACAATATCAGAGAACGCAATTTGTCTCAAAATATTGCTCTTATTGACCCAGGTGTATGAAGCTTTCTGTGGAGCAGTTTGCTGTGCTAAGATGAACGAACCAACTGTTGGACCAGTACCACCAAAGACGTCTGTAATCGCTCTCCAGTTCTCAACGTCAATTCCTACTGAAGGAGTTCTAGGAAGCATGTTTCTGAATGGGGTATCGTAAGGAACAACAAATTTCGCCAATGGTTCAAGATAGTATCCTGTCCAATCAGCGTTGTTGCCAATATATTGTTGATCACGACTTTGAGAACCTTGCATCAACATATTAATTGTTTCTTCGCTTAAGCGTTGATGCACATACTGCTTTGGTACATTAAGAGCACGAACTTGCTCGACAAATTTTTGACCAAACTCGTCGCCATTCTCATAAGTAATACCACCACGCGCTCTTGCCATTTCTCTCGCTTGGTTCTTTAGAACATCGGTTTCAGTATATAATCCTTCGTCGATGACTCCAGCTGCATGGTTTGCTTCACCGCTTTTCATCGCTCCAGGAGGAAGTTGTGACTTAATATCTTCCATTATTATCCTCTTCTTCGTTGTGCAATCAGCCCTGCAGCCATTGCGTCAACTTGTTTATCTTGTGAGTCTAGCTGTCCTTGGCGAGCTAATTGGGAGATAGCATCGTAGACAGCTCCGTAAGAATATCTTTGTGTTTGTGCTGGAACAACTGGGTCAGTTGGAATTCTCTTTTCAACTGCTGGAGCATTCAACACTGGTCCACCAGGCATAGGCTGTTCTGCAATTTTATCAACTTGACCTTTTACCGCTGTCAACTCAGCGCGTACTTCGTCTAAGCTTGATTGTGTTGGAAGATCAGCAATCTTTGCCTCAAGTTTCTCTTCAAGTGAAGCTACCGCTCTCTCAATTGATGAGACCACGACCCGATCTATATTAGTCACGCTATTCTTCGCAAACAACCCTGCGATACTTTGCAGTCGTAAGTACACAGGTTGGACTGCCCTTTCAATGATTGCGTTGACAGCGCGTTCCATACCGTCTTCACTTCCACTATCACTGTATAGGCTTTCCCAATCAGAATCTGGATCGTCATAGCCTCCCATATCCACATCGCCATCATCATCTGGATCAATCATTCGCATTGCTTTTTGACAAGCGTCGCAATTGCAATTTTTCATTTGTGCGCTTGCAGCTCTGAGAGTGTGTCCAATAGACTTATGCATTCCGGCTTTCGTCTCGGAACCTACCCTTGCACCAGCTCTCTCAAGTAGTTCTGGAGTTTCTTCAACGGAGCCTTCAACAATATTTTCTTCAATTTCAATAATTTCACTAACAAATCCATCAGCTCTAACAACAGTTATATTGCAACCAGGAGTTGCTGGATTATCAACATAGCTTGTTTCTGCAACAGTATAGCGTGGAAGATAAGGATATTCTTTTCCGTTATATTCCTTTTTCGGCCATTTACGAGGGTCTCCTCCAAACTCTGGATCAGGGATAATTGACGCAGAGTAGCCTGTTAAGACACCATCTTCAATTTTTAGCCAGGTGTCTTGTGCTCCTCTACTGACTTTACTTGTGACGTAAATTGCTCTCTCTTGTTCATCTGGAGTAACTTCAATCGCACGACCAACTGCTTTCTTTGGATCGTGCTGCTCTCTCATATTTCCACGCCACTTTAACCAAGCTTCTGGGTAGTAGCCAAAAATTGTCCCATACGCATCTGGTTTTTCAATAGTTGCTTGGCCTGTGACTGTTCTATTAATTGCATCAACACGGGTAATTGGTAAATAGACGGAGAGTGATTCTGAAGTAATTTCTGGAGCCGTTTCAACAGCAGCAGCGACAGCTCTATCTTCCGTCTTTTTATCTTCTGCTTCTTTCACATGATGGTGATCATGATTGGCATCATCATTATGCTCATGGTCATGGGAGTGATCACTCCCATGATTGTCATGGTGCTTGTGTGAGTGTTTGCCTTTCATCTTTGCATGGTTCCCATCTGAGTCAAGTTCAATGCCATCTGAACCGTCAGCGTTTACTGCTCTTAAAATCTCCATACTTCTTTCCTTCTTATCACCGTCCTTGCCGTTGTCTTCCTCATCTTCCCAACTTTCGGGAAGTTTAAATCCTTTTTTTTTCGCGATGCGTTTAATTGCTGCTTTTACAGCTGCTGAATTTTCAGCATGGCCGATTAATTTCGCAGCGTTATGCACATCTTGTTGAGATTTTATTGGAAATGACTGGTGAGGACCTGCAAAATCCTCATCCGGCATATTATCTCTCTCCTCTTTCGAGAAGAAACGTCTTTCTAACATAAAAAGGCCACCTTACTTTCCAGGTGGCCTATGAATCGGTATTCTATGGCTCTTAACAGTTACTTCTTTTTTGATGTTGAAATTGCAATCGCAACTGCTTGTTTCTGCGGTTTGCCTTCTTTCACCAATTTCTTGATGTTTTCACCAACCGCTTTCTTTGCCTTCTTTAATGGCATGGCTCCCCTCTCACAAAGTATCGTTTTTCTTGCCCTTCTTTTGAAATAGCTTCTAATTCTTTG